AAAAATTAACGCATTTAATCGTGATATGAATTATCACGGCCTTATTGATTACCTATTTGCGTTCTTCCCTGCAGTTGTAGAGCAGTACCGTGCCTATGGCCGTATTGCAATGGAGCGTCCAGAGTTCCCACAACAGATTTTCCAAATGAGTCAGATTCCCAACTATCTTGGTAATGTTCAACAAGACCAGTATGGCAACGAATATACAGAAGTAGTATTACCTATCTTGGGTATCAACGCTCGCTTATCAACTGACTGGTGGAATGCTATTAACCCTACGGGTGGAACAGTACTTTCTGCTAGCCCGTTTGCAACTGCTGCTTACAACGAAATCTCTAAGAGCAAGAAGTTGCCACAGCGCATTAATGACTTGATTCTTCCGTTTGGAACTCAGGCTAATTCAGCGGGCGCACTAACACCTAGCACAATTCGTCGTACGGTTCAGGCTATTCAAGCCACTATATTGCGAAATGGTGAACAATTCAACCGAGATGTTGATATGTTTATGGCTATGAAGCGCAAAGACTTCAAAGATGACTATGGTTTAGAACCATCAGGTACTGACTTAACTCAGATTCAGAATGAATCAAAGAATGATGCAGTTACACTATCAGTAGTTCGCGCTATCGGTGCAGGTGTATTACCATCTCAACCACGTTATGTTAGCCCACTTGAGAAGTATGCTGACTTGCTAGGCAAGTATACAAAGGAATTTGGCGCAGAAGGAACTGAAAAGTTTACTAACGACTATCCAGAACTATATATGCTTGCAGATAAGTTGACAGATACTACATCTGGTATCCGCAGCGATGAAACTGCAGTTGCTTTAGTTAAGAAGAATGGCAAAACTGTCGCTAAGATGGTTGCTAATATTGACAAGGGTAACTTGCGCGTACTTGGCGCTGTATTTAACGATGATGACTATGCATTCTCTAGTTCCGCTAGAGCATACCTAACAACTAACAACATCCCAGGAACTGGCAAACGATTCCAAACAGAAGCAGATGCACTAGACGTAGCAACTGGTTCTATCGTAAATCAAGGCTGGCGTGACTGGAACAAGATGATTAAGGTTGTTAAGCAAACTATCCTTGATGACGGCAAGAATCCAAATGTTGGATATGGTAAGAAGATTCTTGACTTGTATAAGAAGAACTTTGAAGACCAAATGAAAACAGATAACAATCTGTGGTGGAATGATAAGAACGGTAAGAATTTCTCAAGTACAAAGAACAACACTATTGATGTGTTAACTATTGCAGCAAACACACCAGAATTATGGAAAGACTTGGCTAAACAGCCACGTTGGCACAGCATCGTAGATTATCTAAACTTCCGTTACCACGTAAAGGAAGAACTAGAAAAGCGCGGTGCTGCTATTACTTCTGATAAAGCAGTAGATATACGAACACAGGTTGACCTTTATACAGCAAACCTAATGTCACAAGATATTAACTTTGAGAATTTCTATAATAGATATCTTGATGGAGATACATTTGATTATGTACACGAAGAAGTGGTTAAGGGGAAGATTAAATGAGTGACCCAAACGTAGTAGGGCCTAATAAGTTCAATGCAGCAACGCCTACTCCTCGACCAACTCCAACTCCAACACCTACGGGTGGTGGCTCCACATTAATTGATAGAATCAATAAGAGCCTTGCTGACAAGGGTATTAAGACCATAACTGGTACTGATGCTACAGCCATATCATTAATTGACACTATAGCGCAGGATAAGGCTAGAGCGGTTGTTATTGGCAAGATGCTCAAGGCTAGAGGTAAGTCTGTTGGTGCTTCTGCGGAAGCAATCAAGAATCTTTTTATCAGTGAGCCAGAATTGGCAACTATTGCTGCACAAGCAGGAGATGACTACAACAAGTTAATTTCACTTCTTAATGCAGACTTTATTCCAGAACTTGGTAAAAAACCAGCGGCTGAGGCATTTACTGGCCCATCTCGCAGCATCTATAAGTACACTGATGATGACCTTGATTTGCTTATCAAGAATGTGTACCAAGAGAAGGCTATGCGCCTTCCAAGTACAGAAGAACTTGCTAAAGAACGCGCTAAGATTCGTCCAGCACTTGAAAAGGGAACTGTTTCTACAACCAAGTTCGTTAAAAACGCTAAGGGTGTAATGGAGCAAGTTACTGTTCAAGAAGGTGGACCTACTAAGGAAGCCGTTGCTACAAGTATTGAAGAGCGACTAAAACAACAGAACCCAGATGATATTGACCGTGCAGCACGTATTGGTTTCTCTAACTGGCTATCACAGAATGCGTCAGGTGCGTAATGGCAGACGGTACAGAGACAGCGGCATCCTACGGCATCAGTGAAGCATTATTAGCATCACACCCAGAACTTAGAGCAGTCTATGAACTATTCAAGGCTGGTAATACTGGTAAAGCACTTGAAGAGTTATTCAAGACAGAATATTACAAGACAATGTCCTCGGTTGTCAAGACACGTGAAAAGCAAAAACTAGAACAGCCAGAAGTATATGCTGATAGCGTCCAGAAGTATAAACTTCTTGCTCGAAAGCGTCTTGTAAATACTGGTATTAAAATTGATACAGCAACATTTGATGCGCTTGTAAATGACGCGTTTGCTAAAGGAATGTCAGATGACCAACTCGACCAGGCTATTGCAGCATCTGGTAAGATTACTGGTTTTGGCGGTAATATTCTTGGAGATACAACTACCCTTAAAACTTATGCGGCTTCATTTGGTGTAAACAATCTTCTCAACGATGCATACTGGACAAGCAAGCAAAATGCATTGTTCCAGGGAACTGTTACAACAGAAGATATCCAAAAGGAAATCCGCGACCTATCCGCAAGTGCATTCCCAGCATATGCTGATGGAATTGCCAATGGTTTAAGTATTGCATCTCAGGCGTCAAATGTTATTACATCTTACGCAACATTCTTGGAACTTGACCCAGAGACAGTTGACTTTAACAACCCTACTGTTCGCAAGATTACACAGTACATTGACCCAGCAACTGGCAAGCCAGCAAGAATGCCACAGTGGATGGTTGAGAAGACCATTAAAAGCGACCCAGCGTGGGGATTTACGAAGAACGGCCAAAAGGCTATTGACGATTTAACACTTAAAGTTTCAAATGACTTCTTTGGAGGAGCGCGATAATGGCAATTGCAGACCCAAAGAGTCCTACGACCGCAGTACGCGTCGAAAAGGGTGATACACTTAGCGCTATTGCTAAGGCGAATGGTTTAACGCTTTCTGAAATTAAGGCACTCAACCCAGCGCTAACATCTGACCCTAAGTACAATGGTGGAAGCACAATCTTTAGTAACACTAAAATTAACATTGCTCCGCCAACGCCTGCAGCACCAGTATCATCTGGTGGATTTACTGATTCTCAAAATGCAGCACGTCTAGAAGCGCAAGCAAATGCCGCAGCAGAAGCCAAAAGATTAGCAGATGCAGAAGCAGCCGCAGATGCAAAAGCGGCGGCGGATGCTAAGGCAGCCGCAGATGCAAAGGCCGCAGCGGACGCTAAAGCCGCAGCCGATAAAGCGGAAGCAGATGCAGCAGCAAAAGCAGCAGCAGATAAAGCAGCAGCCGATAAGGCCGCAGCGGATGCGCTACTGGCAAATGCTAGAACAGAAGCCGAAAGACAAGCAGCGCTTCGCGCTCAAGCAGAAGCAGAAGCCGCAAGACTACGTGCTCAAGCCGCTGCAGATGCAGCAGCAAGAGCAGCAGCAGCATCGGGTACTGGTAACATTAATACTTCTACTACTCTTAAGACTCCAACAGCAGCAGAAACAGCGGCAGCAGTTGCTAAAGCAACAGAACTTAGCGTAGCAGATAAGCAAAGATTAGACGCTATTGAAGTAATGAAGGCGCGTTTTAAGCAATACGGACTTGAGACTTTAGTTGAGAAGATTCGTCAGTTGGCTATTGAAGGTGCAACTGAATCAACAATTACTTTACAATTACAAGAAACTCCAGAATACCAGACACGCTTTAAGGCTAACGCGGCCCGACTAAAGAGTAACCTAACGGTGCTTGCGCCAGCAGAGTATCTTGCAGTTGAAGACTCATACCGTCAGACACTTCGTGCCTACGGACTAAAGCAGTTTGATACAGATGAATATGTTAGCCAGTTTATTGCTAACGATGTTTCTCCAACAGAACTTTCCAATCGCGTTCAATTGGCTGTCCAACGCGTACAAAATGCAGACCCAGCAATTAGCAAGACTCTCCGTGATTACTACGGTATTGGTCAGGCTGACTTGGTTGCATACACATTGGACCCAGCAACACAGTTTAAGAAGATTGAACGTCAAGTACAAGCAGCAGAGATTGGCACAGCAGCACGTATCCAGGGTCTTGAAACTGGAGTTACTGTTGCAGAACAACTCGCCGCACAAGGCGTTACTCAAGCAGAAGCCCAAAAGGGTTATGCAACAATTGCAGATATTCTCCCAACTGCAGAGAAGTTAAGTGCCATTTATGGTACAACTCTTGAAGGTTATGGACAATCAAGTGCTGAGCAAGAAGTATTTAATAGCCTGGCATCTGCACAGCGAGCGCGTCAAAAGTTGACTGCTCGTGAAGTCGCACAATTTGGTGGAACTTCTGGTCTTGCAAAGACCGCACTTTCTACTGGAAGCGGACAAATATAGAATCCTGAACGGACCCATCGGCCCCGTCAGCGTATTAGACCGATAGCAAGAGCCAATCTGTTTCCCCGAATAGAATCTGTGGCTTGCGAACTACAACGAATAGAAGGGTGGGTTGCTATGAGCAACAACTACTGGGATGAAGAAGACGAAGACGATACAACAATCACTGGCAATGAAACTGAAAATGACTTGCAAAAGAAGTTAAGAAAGAAGATTCGTGCCGACGAAAAGCGTATCAAAGAACTCGAAGAAAAACTTGGTACTTTTACCAAGATTGACAAAGAGCGAACCGTCAAAGAAGTCCTAGAAAAACAAGGTGTAAATGCTAAGGCTGCACGACTAATCCTCAAAGATTTAGACGACGTTAACGAAGAGTCAGTTAATAACTGGCTTGAAGAAAACGGCGAACTCTTTGGTTATAGTCCAGCAGAGGCTTCACCTGCAAACAGTGAAGAAAACCGTGCTGCTATACGTAAGCAGGACAATCTCACTGCAGGTGCAATAACACCTGACCGAGCAGAAGATATGGAAATGAGAATCGACCAAGCGCAAAGCACGGAAGAACTCCAACGTATTCTTTACTCACAATAAATCATAGTTCCTAACATCACCTTGGAGGTGAGAAATGCCTACAAACTTTACATCGACGGACTCAGCGTCCCTCGGAGGTACAAGTAATAGCGCAGGTCTAGTACAGAAGGCGTACGATAAATTTATCGAATTCGCTCTTCGTGACGAACCACTTATTCGTTCAGTAGCAGACAAGCGCCCAGTATCCCCAACAACAAACGGTAACGTTGTTGTTCTACAACGCTATGCAGACCTTGCTAACGCTACAACAGCGCTTACCGAGACATCTGACATTGACGGCGTAACAATCGGAACACCTACATCTGTGACTATCACAATGCAGGAATTCGGTAACGCTACAACCAACACACGTGCTCTCAAGTTGTTCTCATTGAACAATGTTGACCCAGACATCGTGACACTTATGGCTCGTAACCAGGCAGATTCAATCGACGCACTTGCTATGACAGCACTTCGCGGCGGTACAAACGTAATCTACTCAGGTTCAACAGCAACATCAACAGCAACAGTTACAGCAGCAGCAACATTGTCTACAGCCAACATTGGCCGTGCAGTTGCTAAGTTGCGCGGTAACAAGGCATCAGGCAAGCGCGGTCAGGACTACTGGGCTGGAGTTCACCCAGACGTAGCACACGACCTAATGCTTGAAGCAACATCTGCTGGATGGGTTGTTCCTAACGCATACGGTATCTCACAAGACCGTATCTGGGCTGGAGAAATCGGCCGCTACAAGGGTGCTTACTTTGTAGAGTCACCACGTTTATACGTGGCAACTGATGGTGCATCATCTGCAAAGGTGTATCGCACAATCCTCTGCGGACAGCAAGCACTTGCAGAAGCAGTGGCAGAAGAGCCACACACAGTTATCGGTCCAGTTACCGATAAGTTGAACCGCTTCCGTCCAATCGGATGGTACGGCGTACTAGGTTTCGCACGTTTCCGTGAAGAAGCACTATTCCGCATCGAATCAGGTTCATCAATCGCTTAGTTGATTGACAGTAGAGCAGGGGTTTCGGCCCCTGCTTTACGGTAAGTTCATTAAGGAGAACAATGGCAACTTATATATTCAGGACTCCATACGTGGAGGAAGGCCCAACAGGGCATCACCGTCTGTTCTACTTTTTCAAATTAAGACAAGGTCTAACAGTAACCAGAGATGGCTCAACATTTAGAACTGGTCGCTTCTTTACACAAGACCAACTAAATGATGTAGATGAATATTGGCTAGGTGGCCACGAATCATCTGTATCAGAGGCAACAAAGGCAGCGTTAATCGCTGGCGGCATTGGCGTCACAGAGGCAAACTTTACAGTAGAGTAGGGACGAAATGGACTGCGACCACATTAGCAAAGTCGTTAAAGATGGATATAATTTAATAGATGGACAGATGCATTCTACAGTTCTTCTGTGGGGATGCACCAAATGTGATGCAACATCAACAAAACCTTTGTATGATATAACCATAGCATTTGCAAGTAAAGAATCTTGTGAAGAAAACTGCGACTGCTTTGGCTGCAAGGCTAGAGGATTGCAGATGAATACAGGAGATGCAGGCAGACCCGTTGGTAAGAAAGAATGGGAAGGCCGATTAAAGTTTTATAAAGATGCTAGAAACCAAGGCATCCAACCCGCAGGAACGCAGAGACTTCAAGTCGAAGCAGCATACAAAGCAAGTGAAACATTGGGTAAAGCATACGATGCTGGCACAATGGGTGTAAGAGCAGACAAAGTTACGAAATCCGTAGCGGCAGTAATGAAAGAAACTGGAGCAGCATAATGTCAGCAAAAGGTGAGAAGTACAAGTCAAAGTCAGCAATGAAAATGCACGAAAAGAAAGAACCAATGTCAGCGATGGTTATGGAATACGGCAAGAAGAAGGCTATGGCCAAGAAGGCTGTTGCTAAGAAGGCTATGCCAAAGAAAATGGGTAAGAAGAAGTAATATGGCAACCAACCCTAGAGAAGCAGCGTATCAAGCCTCTAAGAAGCCAACTCCAACACCTAAGAAAACACCAACAATTAAAACAGGCCCCACAGGTGCAGAGAAGTTACTTCAAAAGTATCTTAGAGAAGGTATGAGTCTTGATAAGGCACGTAAGAAGGTTTCCAACGAAACTGGTATTTGGCCAAACGGATATACAAATTAATGAAAAAAGCAACTGGAGCAAAGAAGGTCGGTAAAGTCCTTCACGAGTTTAAGGCTGGCACATTACACTCTGGTAAGGGTGGCAAAGTAGTTAAGTCTCGCAAGCAGGCTATTGCTATCGCTATGAGCGAAGCAAAGATGGGTAAAAAGAAAAAGAAATGAAAGATTCAAGACTAAGTCGTGCTGGTGTATCTGGCTTTAATAAGCCAAAGCGCACACCTTCTCATCCAAAGAAGTCACACGTTGTTGTGGCTAAAGTTGGCAGTGAAGTAAAGACGATTCGTTTTGGTCAGCAAGGCGTTTCTGGTTCACCTAAGAAAGCAGGAGAGTCAGCAGCCTATGCTGCACGACGCAAGTCTTTCAAGGCTCGTCACGCTAAGAACATTTCTAAAGGCAAGATGTCAGCAGCATACTGGGCTGATAAGGTTAAGTGGTAATTTAACTAAGGTAGGGGACAATGAGCGAAAAGTTAGCAATCGCCTGGTGCGATAATGGTATGGTTGATGGCAAGTTTATGCAAGGCGTTACAGACGTAATGCTCCATTCAGGAGTTGAAGTCGTGACTACTTTACGTAGCCAAGGCAATCAAATTGCAAGACAGCGTGACAAGGTGATTAATTACTGGTACGACAACAACAAATCCGACTGGCTACTATGGGTAGACTCAGATGTTGTTATCAGTCCAGACACTTTTAGGTTACTTTGGGATAATAAAGATGTGGAAGAACGCCCTATCCTTTCGGGGGTTTACTTCACAACTGACCAACCCGAAGAAACATTAATGACACCAATGCCAACATTGTTTGACTTCGTAGTTAACAATGACCAAATTGGTGTTAAGCGGATTCATCCTCTACCAAATAACAAACTTGTAAAAATTGGTGCAGCAGGTATGGGGTTTGTGTTGATGCACAGAACCGTAGTTGACAGAATTCGTAAGGCAATACCAGAAGGTCCTTTGTTCTCAGACATAGGACACGGAAAGAACTTTTTGGGTGAGGATATATACTTCTTCGCTCTTTGCGACAAGGCTGAAATACCAGTCTGGGCGCATACAGCAGCAACAGTTCCGCATATGAAGCGGTTCTCATTCGATGTTAATTACTACGATGCATTCGTGGGAGACAAGAGGAAATAATGACAACTACGCTGACCAATATGATTGATGAGGTTCAGGTCAATCTTGCTGGATATACATTCCAACAGGACCGCTCGACCTATATTACTGCCCCAGTCACTACTACAACTTCATCATCTGCGTCACCATTGGTCCTATCACTGGGTTCAACAGACTCAGTAGGTAAAGGTATAGTTGAAATTGACGAAGAACTTCTATGGATTGATTCATATGACCGCGTTGGTAATACAGCAACAGTAGCACCGTATGGCAGAGGGTACCTTGGTACAACCGCAGCCACACATAGTGCAGACGCTAAAGTATCCATTGCACCTACATTTCCTCGCTTTAACATTAAACGCGCAATCAATGACACTATTCGCTCACTTGGTTCAAATATCTTTGCTGTAAAAACAACAACATTCACGTTTAATGCTGCTCAATCAACCTATGCATTCAACAACTTAAATATTAAAAATATCATTAGTCTTACCTGGGAAGCCATTGGGCCTACAAAAGAATGGGTTCCAATTCGCCGTTGGGACTTTGATGCAATAGCAGATACAACTACATTTGGTGCAGGCGCACAAACTGTTACTCTTGGAGAGGCTCCAATTCCAGGACGTACAGTAAAAGTTATATATGCTACTGACCCAGATGCATTTACAACCAATACACAGGATTACGCAACTCAAACAGGACTTCCAGAATCAACTCGGGACGTAGTTATTCTTGGTGCAGCGTATCGTTTGCTAGCCTTTCTTGACCCAGCACGTGCGGCTCAAACAAGCCCACAGGCTGACGAGACAGATAGCAAGCGACCATACGGTTCATCACAGTCTGCTACAAAGCAACTATATGCGCTTTACACACAGCGTCTTAATGAAGAGACAAAAGCGCAACAACAAAACTACCCACCACGAGTTCATTTCTCACGCCGATAGGAACCTGAATGACAACTAGAAAATACTCATCCCGCTCACAGCAAACAACACTGTCTGCACCTATCACGTCTTCTGCAACAACGATGACTGTTGGTTCAGGCTCTTCTTTGGTAGTAGCAACAGTACCAAATGGTCAGACCTTTACAGTAGTAATTGACCCAGATACAGCGCTCGAAGAAATTGTAGATGTCACCAACTGGTCGTCTGGTAATACACTAACAATTGCCAGAGGCGTAGATGGTTCATCTGGTATCGCTCACTCAGCAGGTGCAGTAGTAAAGCATATGGCTATTGGCCGCGACTACACAGAAGCCAATCAGCACATTGAGAACGTAACATCCGCTCACGGTTTAACCACAGCAAACGTAGTATCAACTACTGATACTGGTACGGTTACTAGCACAATGATTGCTAACGGCACCATTGTTAATGCTGACATTAACGCTTCCGCTGCTATTGATAAGACTAAGATTTCAGGAACAGCGATTACCGCTGCCGATACAGGTACTGTCACAAATACAATGCTTGCTGGCTCCATAGCCCCTGCTAAGGTAACTGGAACTGCAATTACTGCAGCAGATACTGGAACAGTAACAAGCACTATGATTGCAGACGGAACAATTCTTAACGCAGACATTAATGCGTCTGCTGCTATTGCTGCAACAAAGATTTCAGGAACTGCAGTTACACAGGCAGATATTGGAACTGTTACAGGTACAATGATTGCAAGTGGAACCATTGTAGATGCTGATGTATCTAGCAGTGCAGCAATTGGCAAGACTAAAATTTCTGGTACAGCAGTAACCCTATCTGATACAGGCACAGTTACATCCACTATGATTGCTGATGGAACTATTGTCAATGCAGATATTAATGCAAGCGCTGCAATTGATTGGACAAAGATTGCTCCATCATCAACAGTATCTGCAACAGAACTTGGCTACCTTGATGGTGTAACTTCCGCTATCCAAACTCAAATTGATACTAAGTTGGCAACTGCAACAGCATCAAGCACGTATGCTCCGCTAGCAAGTCCAGCATTGACTGGAACACCAACGGCCCCAACTGCAACCGCTGGTACTAATACTACTCAGGTAGCAACCACAGCCTTCGTAAAGACTGCAGTAGATAACGTGGTAGCAGCAGCACCTGGTGCGCTTGATACTCTTGATGAACTTGCTGCAGCCCTTGGTGATGACGCCAACTTTGCAACAACAGTAACCAACTCAATTGCAACCAAACTTGCCACAGCAGGTGGCACTATGTCTGGTGCTCTTGCAATGGGAACAAATAAGATTACTGGTCTTGGAACCCCAACAACTTCTACAGATGCTGCTACAAAGGCATATGCAGATACTATGGTTCCTCTGGCTGGTGGAACAATGACAGGCGCCTTAACACTTTCTGGCGCTCCTACGGTTGGACTCCACGCAGCAACTAAGACTTATGTAGATGCAGTTGGTTCAGCCGTTAGTGCTGATGCCGCTGCCGCTGCAGCAAGTGCAGCCGCTGCTGCTGCTTCATATGATTCTTTTGATGACCGCTATCTTGGCGCTAAGTCAACTGCTCCATCTGTAGATAACGATGGAAATGCTCTGGCTGCTGGTGCTTTATATTGGAATACGACAAGCAGTGCAATGCAGGTTTGGAGTGGTACAGCGTGGGGTGGAATAACTTCTGCCGTATCATCTTCTCGTTGGAGTAAGACAGCATCTGGTGGTGAAACGACACTTACTGGAACAGATGATGCTAGCGTAAGTTTGAGTTATACTGCTGGTTACGAACAAGTTTACCTTAACGGTGTTTTGCTTGCACGTACAGCAGACTACACGGCATCTAGCGGAACATCTATTACTGGATTGTCACCAGCACTTGCTGCGGGTGATATCGTCGAAGTTCTTTCTTGGACACCATACAGCGTATCAACCGCTCTTGCAACTACAGTTGTAGATGCTAAAGGTGATTTGCTCGTAGCAACAGCAGACAATACTGTTGGCCGTCTTGCGGTAGGAACTAATGGATTTGTACTCACAGCAGATTCAACTCAAACTACAGGCGTTAAGTGGGCTGCTCCTTCTCTTGATTTAACAATCAATGCGCAGACAGGTACAACTTACACTCTAGTATCTACAGACTTAAATGATTTAGTTACACTTACAAACGCTTCTGCAATTACTTTGACATTGCCACCTTCTGTCTTTACGGTAGGTCAGCAAATTCACCTTGCTCAACTTGGTGCTGGTCAGGTAACTTTTGCTCAAGGTTCTGGTGTAACTATTAACTCAACTGGCGCAACAGCCACTGCTCCTAAGATAAGAGCACAGTATGGAACTGCAACAGCAATTTGTACAGCAAGTAATACTTTCTTAGTGATTGGAGATATAGCCTAATGAGTCGCGCTAGAACAAACGCAGATAACGTCGCTGGTGACATTTCGGGCGTAACAGCCTCGACAGGGTTAACAGGTGGTGGAACTTCTGGTACTGTATCTGTATCTATTGATACAGCAGTAACAACAGACCTTTCAACAGCACAGACACTAAGTAACAAGAACCTAACAAGTGGAACTAATACATTCCCAACTTCGCTTGCTACGCTCACTGGAACTCAGACACTTACAAATAAAACTTTAACTGACCCTAAGGTCGACCTAGCAATTAATGCTCAGACTGGAACAACTTACACATTCGTCTTAGCCGACGATTGCAAACTTGTTACAGCATCCAATGCATCTGCTCAAACATACACAATTCCTCCAGTGTCATCAGTAGCATACAATACTGGTACTCAACTTAACATTGTACAAAAGGGTGCAGGGCAAGTGACATTTGCTGCTGGCTCTGGAGTAACTATTAGAAGCACTGGGGCATCTGCCGCAGCACCTAAACTTCGTGCTCAATATTCATCTGCAACTGCTATTTATGAAGGTTCAGATGTGTGGTATGTGATTGGAGATATAGCCTAATGCCTATTATTGGAACAGTCGCATCTGCAATTTCAGGTCGTCTTGGTTTGCTTGTTGATTATCTTGTAGTCGCAGGTGGAGGCGGTGGAGGCCGCTCAGGAGGCGGTGGAGGCGCAGGTGGTATGCGCTCAACTGTAACCGCAACAGGCGGCGGTGGTAGTTTAGAATCCGCACTAACTCTTGCATTGAATACTTCCTATACAGTAACCGTCGGCGCTGGTGGCGCTGGAAATAACACAGACGGTTCTTTTGGTGATAACGGTTCTAACTCTGTTTTTTCTACTATTACTTCTACGGGCGGAGGCGGTGGTGGTTCTTATTCTTCTAATGGAACTGCTGGCGGTTCTGGCGGTGGCGGTGGAACACAAGATGGAACAGTAAGAACTGGTGGTGCAGCATCTCCAACTGGTCAAGGTTACGCTGGCGGTAGCGGTTCTGGTCAATCTGGTGCTGGTCGTTCATCTGGCGGTGGCGGAGGTGCTGGTGCCATTGGTGGCACAGCAACATCTGCTGTTGGTGGCAACGGTGGCAATGGAGTTGCAACTTCAATTTCAGGAACATCAACAACTTACGCTGGTGGTGGTGGTGGTTCTGGTAACACTATAGGAACTGGTGGCACTGGTGGTGGTGGAGCAGGTAATTCAACCGCAGGAACCGCAAACACTGGTGGTGGTGGTGGTGGTATTAAAGATACTCTTGGCGCTAATGGCGGCTCAGGTATTGTTATCACTCGTTACTCTGGTTCTGTACAAAAAGCAATTGGCGGAACTGTAACCACATCAGGTGGAAATACTATTCATACATTTTTATCATCAGGCACATTTAATACTACTGCTCCAAAAGCAACTGGTGGAACAATTACCATAAGTGGTGGATATATTATTCATACATTTACTTCTGATGGAACATTTACTCCTAGTCAAAACTTATCTTGTGACTATTTAGTTGTTGCAGGCGGTGGTGGTGGTGCTGGTGACGCTGGCGGTGGTGGCGGTGGTGGTGGTTTGCGCTCAACCGTAACCGCAACGGGTGGTGGTGGAAGTTTAGAAACACCATTATCTTTAACATCAGGAACTAATTACACGGTAACTATTGGTGCTGGTGGAACTGTGACTTCTGCAACAGCAGGAAACCAAGGTAATAATTCAGTATTTTCTACAATTACTTCTACAGGTGGAGGCGGCGGTGGTAGCGGTGCCGCTGGTCAAGGAACTACTGGTGGTTCAGGTGGCGGAAACCGCATTGGCGGCAAAGCGGGTACTACTAATCAAGGTTATGCTGGTGGTAGTGGAAATAACGCTAGTCCTTATTCTGCTGGTGGAGGTGGTGGAGCAGGTGCTGTTGGTCAAACAAACAGCGCTGGTAATGGTGGAAATGGTGGAGCGGGTGTAGCCACAAGCATTTCAGGTTCATCAGTTACTTATGCAGGCGGTGGTGCAGGTAATGGTGAAAATTCTAATGGTTCAGGTGGTAGTGGTGGTGGTGGTGGTGTTTCAACTCCTGGAACTGCCAACAGAGGTGGCGGTGGTGGTGGTCAATTTGCAAACACTAGCACAGGCACAGGTGGTTCAGGTATAGTTATAGTTCGATACGCAGTCTAACTAAGGGGACAAAATGACAAAAGAAAACAATGTAACTAAAATAAAAGAAACTAAATCAACTCAATGCTTTTCATATGAAGTTAATATGTTGGTACATATCATTGCAGATGATGAAACAACTGCAAAAGCACAACTAGATGAAAAAGGTGGCATCGTTACAAAGCGTGATGTCAAGTTGGTAAACACAGTAACGCTTTATGGCGAAGATAAGGATAAAAAATAATGGCACATTGGGCAAAAGTAGAAGATGGCATTGTTACTCAGGTTAATGTAGTTGAAGATGATTTCCTACAAGCAAACCCTGACCGTTATACAGGTACTTGGATTAAAACCTCGTACAACACACACGGTGGAGTTCACACTTTAGGTGGTACGCCATTGAATAAAAATTATGCAGGCATTGGATACACCTTTGATGGCGTTGGCTTTGCTCCGCCTAAACCATATACTTCTTGGACATTAAACCAAGATACCTATCTTTGGGAAGCACCAGTTGCTAAACCCGAGGGTCTATTTACGTGGGATGAAGAAACACTTTCTTGGGTTGAATTCCCAGTAGCGTAATAATATTTTTAACTATTTAATGGAGGTGTGCCTTGGCGGGTAGAGATATAACCGAAGAGATTGTCGTACCAATTGGTATCGGCTCTACTGGTTCAGTCTGGCAGAATACAGATATTGCATACGACGTTGCACTCGGTGGTATGCCATTTGTTTATGCAACTAACGATGCAAGGCCACACATCCGTCAGACAGCACCTTACAAAAAGGACCAGTTTGATAATGGGAAAGAACCAGGTGAGCAATCACTTACTGGTTGGTGGTTACGTTCTCAATCGTCATTCCACTCTGGTTCAGGTATTAGGTTCTATGACCCATCCGCTGGCGAAACTGTTGAACACAGATTTACGGATAGCAAGGGTGTTAATGTTTGGACTAAGGGACAAGTAACCCTACTTAAAGACACTGCTGCTACGCACTACACGTCTGGCTCAATCCAGACAGAAGGTAGACCATTTCAGATTGCTCGCTCAATCCAATATGGAACTACTAATGGCGTTTTATTGTGGGATGAGTACGACGTAGATAAAATTGCAGAAGATGGAACTGTTACGCATTTTATTGATTATGCAGCAGGAACTGATTATCCAGTTTATGCTATCTGCGATGACGGCACCTATGTTTACTGGATTACTAATATTCTAAATACTGGAACTCCAAGACTGCGTGTATATAAAAAACTATTAACTGGCGTTTCTGGTGCTGGTGATACACTTATGATTAGCGACAACGGAATTACTGTAACTAATGCAGTAATAGAGTATGTAAAAGACCGTATTGTTATGTGTATCAATAATAAGATATACGAAATATCATCTTCTGCATCTACCCTTCCTTCTCCTGTATACACACATAGCGACACTGATATTGTATTCTCAAGCATTACCGCTTCTGGTCCAGCCATCTATGTAGCAGGTTATAGCGGAACCCAATCAAGTATATTTAAGTTTACTCTTAATACCTCTGGTGTTATGCCAACTCTTACTACTGCTATCACTGCAGCAGAAATGCCAGTTGGAGAAATCATCCATAAGATTTATTACTATCTAGGTTATATGATGATAGGAACCAATAAAGGAATTCGTGCAGCCATTGTTTCAGACCAAGATGGTTCAATTAACTACGGTCCTCTTATTGTGGAAACCACTCAGCCTTGCTATGACTTTGCGGCACGAGACAGATTCGTCTGGTGTGCAACAGGTGTAGATGGAGCGCCAGGAGTTATCCGTATTGACCTCGGTAATCAGATAGAGACTTTGCGTTTTGCTTATGCTAATGACTTATACGTTAGTGGCACGACTGGTTACAGTACAACAACCTGTGCATTTGCTGGAACAACAGACCGATTAGTGTTTGCTACTACAGCACTTAATGCTGGCTCAGTAAACAATAAAGCACTCACATCTAATGTAGCAACCTTAACTACATCTGCAGCACACGGACTAGCCGCTGGCGACCAAGTGTGGGTAGAGGGTGTTGACGCTACGTTTAATGGCAAATACACGGTTATCAATGCACCAACTACTACAACATTTACTTACGCTAAGACTGCATCTAACGTAGCATCTACTGCGGTGTCTCCTGTTGGTAAAGTCAACAAAGTTGGCAGTATTAATATCGAATCAAGTGCAACATTAACTCCCAGCGGATACGTAACTACAGGTTATATCCGTTATGGAACTCTTGAGCCTAAAAACTTTAAGCGTCTTCTTGCACGTGGTAACTATACCTTTGGTTCAATGACTCTGGAAACAGTTGACAAGAATGGGGTTGAGTATGACCACATTACATATAGCGGAGAAATTGAACCAGTTGAGGTTACAACTAGCCAGCCAGAAATTGCGCAAGAATATGTAGCCTATAAGTTTATTATTTCTCGTGATGCAACTGATGCGACCAAGGGTCCAACATTCAAGGGATACCAAGCAAAGGCAACAATTGCTACCCCTAGACAGCGCCTAATGCAGTTCTATGTATATAATATGGATACTGAATCAGACCGATATAACGTCCAGTTTGGATATGCTGGCCGTGCAAATGACCGACTAAATACTTTAGAGGACATCGAAGAATCTGGTGATATTGTTACTTGGCAAGACCTAAACACAAAGGAGTCACGTCAAGTGCAAATCGAAAGCATTCAATACATTCGAGTAACACCTCCAGATAAAGAATCATCTGGTAACGGTGGAATTCTACAGATAACGGTTAGGACAGTATAATGACAACTTCCAATTGGGCTTCGCTTATCGTTGCCGTAATTGCTATCGTCACAGCGTTTGCTGGGTCGGTAAGATGGCTAGTTAAGCACTACTTGTATGAGTTGAAACCCAATTCAGGAAGTTCGCTAAAAGACTCAGTCATTAGACTAGAGGAAAAAGTAGAAATCCTTTATCAGATTTTAATAAAAGAGAAATGAGCAATAATGAAACCTGTAGTCAAGAAAGCCACTCCTGCTGCAATTGCTGTTCTCCGTCAAGCGACGGCATTAAGACCAAATCGCAAGAAAGCCTCAGATGGGCTTCTGCCTTCTGCTGCTCACCTAAAACAGAGTCCTAACTCAGACCACAACACAGGGTTTGGGGTAGACCTGACTCACGACCCTAAAAACGACATTGATGGCCGTGCTTTCTTTGAGAAACTCAAAGACGATAAGCGCGTCAAGTATCTAATTTTTAGTGGCAAGATTTGGTCAGAAGAGCAAGGCGAACGAAACTATACTGGCATCAATAAGCACGAACATCATTTGCATATCTCAATTGAGGATAAGTCAGGGAACGACACTTCCCCTTGGTTCCCTTGGTTAGGTACAGCAAGCACAGTCAACAAAGTAAAAGCAGCGGTAAAACCCCTGCCCAAGAAGAAGGAGACAAAATGAACAAAGATAAACTAAAGGCAATCGTAGCAACCTACCTACGTGCAGCAGTAGCATCAGTCATCGCACTCTATCTAGCAGGAGTTACAGACCCAAAGGCTCTACTATCTGCAGCAGTCGCTGCTGTGGCTGGCCCAGTCCTCAAGGCGCTTGACCCTAACGCAACAGAGTTTGGCAAGACTAACTAATTACCCCCATATAGGGCCTTAACGGCCCCATAGAGACAAGAAACCCCCTTACCTTAGTGATTATACTAGGGCGAGGGGGTCTTTTGTTGTTTCTAAAGGTTAATCGTCTTCGTCGAACTCATAGTCTTCTAAGTCTTGCAGTAGAAGTGACATATTCCTATGATGTCGTCTATGACGCCATTCTTCAATTGCTGCTGTAATAATATTAACTGAAAATAGACCCACTGATGAGCCAAAGAACACAGCCCAGAATGTATTTGACATAGTACTCCTTAGATATTATAATATATATAACATATCATATAAGGCCAAAGGCCTTTATATAATTACTTACATAATTAATTATACTCATAAATCTTGGAATGTCAAATAGTTATAACAAATTGACAGTAACCCAATTCGTACGTTATACTTCAATTATGTCTATCGAACTAGAAGAATACACATTACCTGAGCATATGTCCTATTCGGCATTCTCAACTTACCTAACCTGTGGCTACCAATACTACCTCGGACGTCTCCTGAACAAGCAGGAATCTCCTTCGGTGTGGTCTGTTGGTGGCTCTGCATTCCACCTTGCGTGTGAAAACTACGATAAGGAAACACTATGAGCGTAGATACTTTATGGCAAACGGCTTGGGATGAGTGCAAGGGAGACCTTGACCTAACCAACGCTCGTGTGGGTGGCCGTGCAACTAAGGCTAACCCTAACAAGGAAGACCAGACATTCTGGCAAACAGCAGGCCCACGATGGGTCGAAGGATATATCGCTTGGAGAGAAGCAAACCCTGACTGGAAGATTTGGCGAGCGCCAGATGGCAATCCAGGCATCGAACTTGCCCTGACCCCAGTAGTAGCGGATGTCCCAGTAAAAATGATTATTGACCGCGTGTTTGAGGTCAACGGACAGTTGGTTATCTGCGACCTTAAAACGTCACAGCAAACTCCATCTAGTAGTCTCCAACTTGGTTTCTATAAACTCGGGCTAGAACAGACCTTCGGGATAGAAGTTAAGTGGGGAAACTATTATATGGCGCGTGGTAACTCCACGTCAGAGATGGTAGACCTGTCAGAGTATACTTATGACAAAATGGAATACCTGATAAAACAATTTGACACAGCACGTAAGACTGGTATATTCTTACCCAACACAAACAACTGTCAGTATATGTGCGGGTTAACCGAATACTGTCAGTTCTCTACTAAGAAGGATAAATAAATGGCCGAAGACTGGAAGTTACAAGTCAACTATAAGTTGGCAACAGGCGACCTTATCAACATCCGTGCTAACAGCGCAGATGAACTAAGTGTCCTCCTTGAGGGCATTGGCGACTATGCTACTCAGATTCACGCAACTCAACGACTATTGTCTCAGGCGGCTACCTTAGCCCCCCTGTCGACTACAGATTCCACTACAAGCACAACGCCTCCGCCTTACTCAACTCCGCCCCAGGCGCAGACTCCATCAGGTATGGCAGCGGCGCCAGTACAGGGTGGACCGACGTGCCAGCACGGACCGCGCAAGTACAAGTCGGGAATCTCAAGCAAGACGGGAAATCCATACGCGATGTGGGTCTGTCCGATGCCTCAGGGCGCGGACCAATGCAAGCCAGTCAACTAAAACAAGAACTATTTCCATTTTAACTAACTAGAAAGGGAGGCCAATGCGTACTCTAGTACGTTCAGTAGGACGAGCATCCATTGGTGGGGAACCCCTTCCTAGTTGTTTTAAGGCATTTGAAACGAACAAGATTATCATTCGTCGTTCAGAAGTTTCTATGTTTGCGGGTGCTCCAGGGGCAGGCAAGTCAACGCTGGCTCTGGCACTCGCACTCAAAACCAATGTGCCAACATTGTACATATCTGCGGATACCAATGCACACACAATGGCTATGCGTTTAGCATCTATGATTTCGGGGAAGAGTCAGTCGGATGTTGAACAGAAACTTAATACTGATGTTGGTTGGACAAAGGCAGTCCTCCAAAAGGGAAGTCATATAGTCTGGTCGTTTGAATCATCGCCTACATTGGAAGATATCGTAGAAGAAGTACAAGCATTTGAAGAACTTTGGGGATGCTCCCCATCAATGATTGTACTTGATAACTTGATGGACGTGGCCACAGATGGTGGCGAAGAGTTCGCATCTATGCGAGCGATAATGAAGGAGTTGAAGTACCTTGCGAGAGCGACTAACGCAGCGATTGTGGTTTTACACCATACTTCGGAAGCAGTTCCTGGGAATCCTTGTCAACCAAGAAGCGCAATCCAAGGTAAGGTCTCTCAGTTACCTGCGCTTATATGTACGCTCGGCACGGTTGGCACATCGATGGGCGTGGCATCAGTCAAGAATCGCTATGGAAGAGCCGACCAAAACGGAACGCTTATGACGTGGCTGGCATTCAACCCTGAGTATATGTACATAGAAGATATCCCAGAGAACGCATAATGGAATATCCTAACTGGTTTGCTGGAGCACAGCATAATTTTGAAACTCATCTAACTCAATTCAAGGGCAAGCCCGACCTTAAATTTATTCAGGTTGGCGTGTTTACTGGAGATGCAACTGTATGGTTGCTAGATAACATCCTTACTAACAAATCTTCTGTCTTAATTGATGTTGATACTTGGCAAGGTTCAGATGAAGAAGAGCACAAGAAGATGGATTTTGAAGGTGTATTTTCTTATTACGAAACACGCACCCAAGGCTACCCTAACTTAGTCGTATTCAGATGTAAGTCGGAAGACTACCTGCCAACAGTCAAAGAAAACACAGTAGATTTTATTTACATAGATGGAAACCATACCGAAGAAGCAGTTCGTTTGGATATAGTAAACAGTTGGACACTACTAAAGAGTGGTGCTATACTAGCATTTGATGATTACCTGTGGCGTGGCGGACCAGATTCTCCCAAGCCAGCCATTGATTGGTTCTTGGAAGAATATAAAGATGCAGTAAACGTATTAGAGCACGGCTATCAGGTGTGGGTGCAGAAGAAATGACAACTAGAAAATCTCACAAGGCTAGAGGAGCAACCTTTGAATCCGATATTAGAGATTGGTTTCGTAATCACGGCTTCGACGCTGAGCGTCTTGCTAGGGCTGGTGCTAGGGACGAAGGCGACGTCGTGGTCAAGACGGACTTCCTCGGGAGCATCGGCATCATCGAGTGTAAAGCGCCAGGCGCAAGTGGCAAGATTACTCTCCCAGGTTGGACAGCGGAAGCGCAAGTAGAAGCAGACCATTATGCAGAGGCTCGCAACATAGATAGAAATGCAATTTTACCAGCAGTTATTATTAAAGCAAGAGGTAAGAGCATCGACGATGCTTACCTGGTACTAAGATTAGGGGATGTATTCGGTGATGACTGATGACCTACCAGATATTGTAGCGGTGTTACGTCACTACGGCGCCAACCTTAACCGCACTACTGGTCAAGTCAACGTCAAGTGTCCGTTCCACAATGACTCCCACGCAAGTGCGAGTTTCAATACAAGAGAAAACATTTTTAATTGCTTCGCGTGTGGTATGCAAGGCAATAGCATTCAAATAATTGCTAAACAAGAAAGGTGCGATATACGTGAAGCAAAGTCAATCGCAGAAGGAATTACTGGGCAGAGCAACGAGCAAGTACGCGGAGAATATACATCTGGCGGAAGATTACCTCGCAAGTCGGGGAATAACGCGAGAGGTGGCTCGGGCTTGTCGATTAGGCGTAGTCTCGGAACCTGATGTCGGACACGAAGCGTTCCAAAATCGTCTCTCGATTCCTTACATTACTAAAACTGGTGTTGTTGACCTACGTTTTAGGTCGCTTAATCCAGCGGTGGAACCGAAGTATATGGGAATGACAGGCGCAGAAACAAAGATGTTTAATGTGCTAGACATAGAGCGAGCAGGCGATTGGATTGCGGTATGCGAAGGTGAACTCGATACAGTTACTCTTAGTAAGTGCGTTGGCATCCCTTGCATTGGAGTTCCTGGTGCGAACTCGTGGAAGAAGCACTACACTAGACTCTTGGCAGACTTTGAGCGAGTGTTTGTGTTCGCTGACGGCGACCAACCAGGAAAAGAATTCGCCACTAGTCTTGCCAGAGAACTTCCAGTTACAATTGTTACAATGCCAGACGGAGAAGATGTCAATTCTGTCTACGTCAAGTACGGCGCAGATGCAGTTAGAGAAAAGATGGGACTGGGATTAGACGATGAATAAGATACCTGATTGCCCTGAGTGTGGGCAACCATTTGATAATATATTTGAGGCAACAGACCACCTCCTTGAGGATGATGAAGAAGAGTTTAACCCAGAATTACTGCTACCCAATGGGTTTAGTTTAATGATTGGTTCTTTACTCCGTACGATTTATAAGAGTGCTCAAAACCCTGACAAGGTTGAGGACATAGTCCAGGATACATACGCGACACTATACGCTGCGCAACACGACCCGACTCATATGAAAGGCTTTATAGAAGACCTTATCGTACGAGAACAGATGTATGATATCGAAGAAGAACTGGTCGAACTATTAGATAAGAAACCAAACAATGACAACGAAAGCGGAGCGTGAAGAGATATGGCAGATTATAACCCCACTGGTAGAACAAGGATACACGGTGGTATCCTACGAGAAGCAATCTCAGATGTTAAAGATAGTAATCGAGGTTCCTCTGTTGAGTTCAACAACGACGTAGCCGACGTAACCTCAGGTCTATTCGACCTGCTCATTAGCAAGCATAAAGACTACGGCCCAAAGAATATTTCACAAAGTCCTGGCGGTCCACTCAATGGACTGCGAGTACGTATGTGGGATAAACTGGCACGTATAAATAACTTAGTAGAGTCTGGTGCTAAGCCAGAGAACGAAAGCCTTGAAGATTCTTTCAAGGATATGGCGAACTATGCAATCATCGGGTTGCTAGTCTTACAAGGAAAGTGGCCTAACGAATGAAAATCTTCGGACCATACAAAGGAAGTAAACAAAACGGTGGCCGCCCTATCTACGTTATCAAGCGTAAGAAGAAGGATGGAAGCACCACAACCACATCTACCAACAAGGCTCGCAAAGATTACGAAGATGCGACTGGAAAGACCTTACCTAGAGGTTCAGAGGTAGACCACAAGAACAACAAAGGTCGTGCGGGTGATGACCGCCTCTCTAACCTTCGCGTTATCAGCAAGAAAAAGAATGTCGGAATTGAAAACAAGCGACGTGCTAAGAAAGCGACGAAGAAAAAATAATGAAAACCATAGTATGCGTGTCCGATTTACAGATTCCTTATCACGATAAGCGAGCGGTTGCTAATCTTACTGCTTTCATTAAGGCCTACAAGCCTACCGAAGTAGTATCAGTCGGCGACGAAATGGATATGCAGACTATTTCAAAATGGGCAAAGGGAACTCCGTTAGAATATGAACGTTCTATCGGGCGTGACAGGGACGAAACAACGAGGGTGCTCGAGCAACTTAAGGTCAAGCATATCATTCGGTCAAACCACACGGACCGACTGTTTAATACAGTTATGATGCGCTCGCCAGGCCTGCTCGGGCTACCTGAGTTGGACTTACCAGAGTTCCTGCGCCTCCCTCAAATCGGCGCTACATACCACGAGAAGCCCTATGAATTGGCTCCTAATTGGTTGCTAATGCACGGCGATGAGGGTTCTATGAACTCTACTGGCGGTCTTACCGCATTAAGTTTAGCAAAGCGCACAGGTAAATCAATTGTCTGTGGACATACACATCGAATGGGTCTTGCTCATCACACTACCGCTTACAGCGGTGGTCAAGCAAAGACTGTATGGGGTATGGAAGTTGGCAACCTTATGGATTACAAGAAGGCAAAATATATTAAGGGTGGCTTGTTTACGTGGCAGCAAGGCTTCGGTATGCTCTACGTTGACGGCAAGACTGTTATCCCAGTCACAATCCCAATCGCTAGAGATGGTTCGTTTATTGTAGAAGGCAAAGTGTGGGGTCGATGAACTGGGAACAGATTGAACCCTGGGACTACATTGTAGTCAGCGTAGCCGCTGAGTATCATAAGCGCTACGATATGGTTGAGTTAGAGGATATCAAACAGGAACTATATCAATGGTTTTTGGAGCATCCTAATAAGTTAACTGAGTGGGAATCAATCGGTAAGCGTGATGCGAAGAACCTTATCTATCGTTCGCTTCGCAATCAAGCATTAGATTATTGTCAAAAGTGGAAGGCTAAGTCTATTGGATACGAAGTATCTGACTTGTTCTACTACGAACCTGCTATGGTAGAAGCATTACTCCCGCCTGTGTTGCGCGGTGAGTTCGGTGTGATGCCAGTATTAAACCTTGGTAAAACAGGACGACCACCAGCACCATCAGAAGGTGGTAATATGATGGCGATGATGGTCGAGATTAACTCAGCCTATAATAAACTATCTAAAGAAGATAAGGTCGTTCTCTTCTTTAAGTATGCTGAGTCCCTGGATTATGCTGCTATTGCTGCCGAGATGGAACTAGGCTCAGAAGATGCAGCGCGTATGCGCCACAACAGAGCCATTAAGAAATTGATTACACGTATTGGTGGATTCAGACCACATCTAGATAAAGATTCTCCCGATAAAGTTACCGAGATGCCAGACGAGATTGTAAGCACCGACGATGATGCCACCGATAACGATGGGCATCAGGAAACCCACTAAGTATTTCAACTCGGTAGGTCACGCTCCGCTGGGTCGACCCACGTCTCGGCGTAATGTTCGTCCATAGATTGATTCTCTGCCTGTCTTGCTTGTCGTAAATGTTCTAGTATCTGCCCAATAGTTATCAGATAACCCCTTGAAGGGTTGGGTGGAATGTTACACGCTATCGGTCTTCCGACTTCCCATAACGCTTCTTTCAATCTCCACAATGGAACGATAACTGTGGAGTCTTCTAGCATAAATGCCCAATGCGTAGCCTTACTCACTCTAATACCTGATGGCTTCCAAGCACTATCGCTTACGTAAAAGCATTCTGTTTCAATGTAGACGTTGCCAGTTTCTATCCAACGCCTGTCAGTTTTGACTTCGACGGTGTCTAGGGAAAGCAGGTCTGCGACCCTGCTCTCACCTAGTTCACCTGCTCTAAGGTCTAAGTCCCAATTCGAATCTTTCAAACTATTCTGCCATTTCTTTTTCATACATCGCTAGACTAAGTTCGTCTAACTGCTCCTTGATTTGGTCGATGAGACCTTCTCGATACAGCAACTCTTCCTCTGTATAGACCACGCCGTCATCGTCTTCTTTATTGTATTCGTATTGCATTTATCCTCCTGTTGAGTAGAAACCAGTCCCATTAAACTTTACTGGTGCTGCATAGTATACACGCTTCATATCCTCTTTGCAAGTTTCGCAAATAGGTATGACCTCTGCTTCTGACATAGGACGTTGGACAGATACTTCTAGATTGTCCACATCGCATTTATACTCATACGTTGCCACGTATTACCTCCGCATAGTTTGTGTCGGACGGAGTGTATGATTATCATACAGCCTTTGGCGTTGCTGTGCCATAGCCTCCTGAATACCGACATAGTTATCTAGAGATTGGCAAATCTTCTTAGCCAGTTCTCTGCCTTCTAACCTATTATAACCAAAGGTGGCAAGTTTGTCTATTACTTTTTGCACACGAGGCTCTTGCTTATAAGCATCAGGCCTAAAGACTTGCAACTGGCCCTGTCTGACTCTTGTTATCATCAGTACCAACCTTTCCTATTGTGATGGTTCAACGCTTGGCAAGGTGAGCCATAGCGGTATAGAATATAAGCAAATCCACGCTCAATTTGCCGTGTTGCTGGTGTTTTCGGGTCCATTCCTAGTATCTGAGGTATACCCCCAGCATTCTTACCCATTACTTTGACTTTATTATACGCTTCGGGTCTCCAATTGGATTCCTTCTGCCATAACTTTTCCAAGCAGACGAATTGCTTGTCCGTCCACGCCAACATTACATCTCTTGCATATGCTTTACTATCTGCAACACCCCACTTATGCGGTTGCTTCGGGGGTTCGTGTCCTGTATGCGTAACTCCGAATAGCATAAATAATGCTATCAAGAGTATCAGTATTTTTCTCACGTGTTACCACCTTACTAGAGGTATCATCTTATCTGCGAAGTCCATAGCCCGCCCCATATCTGATTGCGGCCCATAGTTCTCTCTTGTCCTGTTTAGCATAGCGATTCGCTCGCCAGCAAGTAACCCACCCCAAATACCGTGAGGTAAGTTTTCTGATTTCATTCCTTCTTCGAGACATCGTTCCTTTGCAGGACACGTATTGCATTGTTCGATAGCATAGGTGATGCTCTGCACCAACTCTGCGCGTCTAGCCATAGAAGGTCGACCGTTCTCGTTCTCAGGGAACCAGTAATCTGCATTCGGGTCGTTCGTGCAGTTACCTACTAGCGGTTCACTCTTCATTCATCTCATCCCACATTCGGTCAGGGTCGTCTTCGAACTCTTCATCGTCGTCGTCCATTCCTAGTGCAAATGGGTCTCCGTCAAGCCACATTGGTTCACTCATCTTCTTCATCACCACCAATGAACTCATCATCTTCATCGTCTTCTTCTTCGAGTTCTTCAATCGTGATGTCGTCGACCTCGCCAAAGTGCGCATAGTCTTCATACATCCAGCCCTGCTTCTCTGCTTCTACGTCACTATCGGCTTCTACTTCGTAGAAATAAGTGACTTTCACCTTCACATTATATCTAGCCATTGTATTTATCCTCCAGTATTGAGTCTAGCACATATTCGAACTCGGGTCTACTTGCCATTTCAGGCTCATCTGTATCCCAAATGATTTCGTATCCGTAACTCTCATCCCATATAAGCCGTCCTGCATACAGCACACGAGCACCATTGACTAACTCAAAGTCCTTAGCCCAAGCAGTTTCTCGTCGCAGTCGTTGCTTCACATTGAATGACTCAAGCATCTCATCAACTGTTACTTCTCGTTCATCTTCTTGTCCTAGCAGTAATCGTGCATCTGCTATCTTTCTATCTGTATGATAATCATACGCGTTGCCTGATGTGAGTAGGTGGATGTAATCCAGCACTACTTCACGCACTTTTTCTGTATCCATCTCTACCCCCTGTTGTATGCTGGATAGTATACAGGAACTATCTCAGCGTTGTCAAGTTTTACAGCCCATTCAAGAGCCTCATCCAACGTCGGGAATGTGCCGTATCGCACAGTCCCTTCATCAGTATCAGTTTCAGTAATGTAGCCCATTACCCACATCCCCCACAAGGGTTCTGCTATCTTAATCTCCTTAGAAGTCGAAGTGCTTGTCATAATACCACGCATTCTGAGGTTTGTGTTGGTCGCGCATCCACTTGCTATCGGCTGGCACATAGCACAGGCAACTGTCGCCGTATGACCCTGTGCAGTCGAAGCAGGTGTAGCACATCTCGCAGTAGTAAGGGTTAGCATCCTCAAATGCTATCGTCCTACACGACGGACACTCGAAGTCTTCCAAAACTTCCGTATCTGTATGATTATCATACGCCAGCGCCGTCGCACTACTGGGCTTGATGTAACTCGACCACGTTGATGGCTTGTATGTATCGTTAGACCACCACATTCCTTCATTATCCCAGTAGCCACTAGACTCGTTGATAATGTAGCATTGGTCGCCAGCCTTCGGGTCAAGTGTAAGGATAGCAACCTTGCTACCACTAGCCCACTTGCTTACTATCTTCCATACATTGTCGTCGTCAAGGGCTTTGACGCCACCAATAGTCGGAAGGGTATCCTCTGCAAAGATACGCGTATCGCTACGCTTATCAGTTGCGTGGATTTCTATGTCGAGGATACCATTGTGTGCTAGATAGGTATCATCTCTACCACCAACCTTGAAGGGGTGGCAGTTCTCTTCATTCTTTACGCCGTGTGTTGCATATCTAGCGTGGAACATAGCGTAACTATTTGGGTATTCTTTGCGAACGTCTAAGAACTCCTTAATGATTTTCTTAGCGGACATACCCTTGCCTGTGATAATCTTATCACCAGCAATTACTGCATAGCCAAAGCCGTGTGGATTATTACACGAGGCACACTCTAAATCTTTTTTACGAGGAGTAGAGTTGGGAGAGCATACGACCAATAAGCACATAATCTATCCTATCTGTATGATTATCATACGTTTTGTAGTTGATTAGCAACCTTTGCTAACCTAGCATTGAGTTCGGGATACAGAGCAGCATTGTCCTGTATGTATGAGGTGAAGTTGTCCTGCGATAGTGAGCCTTGACGCACATCTCTGACCGACATACCTCTAGTATACTCAACGCTGGCGTGCGCTAAGTCGATGAATGATTTTACTGTTTCGCTATTCACGCTACTTCTAAAGATACGCATCTCTAGTGTGGCGTGGTTCTGTGTATTGACCGCAGAGTAGCGGTCGCTATTGCGTGAGTTATCTAACTTGTTTTTGAGGTTACGTCGCGACTTCCATTCTCGGTTGCCGTCTGCATCCTCTGATACATAGTCAGTATTAGCGTCGTCGAACTTAGCCCAACGGCTAGATGAGCGACCTGCTATTGCTTCGTATAGTGTCTGATTATCATACACTAATCGAAGGAAGCGGTGCATATGCGCACCACCATTGAAACCAGCACGTGAGATGTGAATGTGCAAGCCTGCGGTAGGCGCATCCCACGCTTTTACCTTGATGCCATTCCTGCTTCGTAAGGCTTCGAGGGTATTCCACAATTCGTAGGCTTCGTTCTTGTAAAAATCGTGGGTCATAGGGTGCGTAACTATCTCAAAGCCACAGTTCAGAGAGCCATCACTCTTGAGATACGCTAGGCTTAGTTGCTCTAGTCTGCTCGCATATTCTGCGGAGTCAGAGCGATTTTGTCGTGCTTCTACTTCGATTTCTAGCCCGAAGAATAAGCGTTCTTCCTTGTCGGTGGTGTGGAAGATAGGGTCAGGGCGGTAAGAGTAATCGTGGATTACCCGCGCATCATCTCCGTCGTGGTCGCTACATCCGTGAGCGTAATACGCATCACAGTCCTCGCACCAACTTGTATTGCCTACGCAGTCCTCACAGTAGGAATTGTTAGTGTCCTCTGTGTAGTAACTAGAGCCTGTGTGATACTCATTACAATCATCACAATAGTTAGCGTGGTTTTCCATACAAGTTTGGCACCACATCTCACTTTGGTCGACGTAATACCAGTCGTCATTTTCCCAACCAGTATCATCACAATGCTCACAGATACGCTTGCAATTTTCACAACTCACATCTCCTGAATAAGAGATGAGGTGCGCATCATCTTCGCTAACTTCGGTCATACAACCGCTACAAGTTAGGAGAACGATGTCTTCGTCTGCATCCATAATTTATCCTTTCGATACTCCGTATGATTATCATACGAGAGGCGTTGCTATTTAGTTATAGGTAGAACCTTACACTACGGCCTTGCGTAAGTCAAGTATCGCGTCAGAAATCTTTGAGCGTAGACTCTCCACCTCAATAACGAGAACCTTGAAATCGTTGCGGCTGTGGATGTCCTGTTGCGCTCGCAACGCCATTCTAATCACTTCCACTTCACGTGGCGTGAGGTCGAGCAGTAGGTTTGTGTCGGCGCTCATTCGTCGTCCTCTTCTGAACCATCCAGCCCGAAGTCTTCCATAACTGCCATTACGGCATCATCAAGGTCGGCTATGAGCAGTTCGATTTCGTCAGGGTTCATTGAGCGAACCATTCCAGCGGTGATACTAGACTCCCATACGTTCTTCATTTCTTCCCCTTCTTACGGATAATCTTAGCGATACGCAAAACAACAACGATACCAACTACCAACAGGATAGTGCGCCAAAAGACATACACATCACCGAAGTAGGTTGTAAGGCTGATGCCCCACTTGCTAGCCTCTAGGTTGAACAGTTCCATTTCATTTCCTTTCACTAAGTTGCTGTATGATTATCATACAACGTGCCTATCGTGAGAATCGAACTCACGACTATGCGCCAGCATAGGCTACCAGATGGTATTACTCAGCCCACTCCGAGTATTCGTCATCTTCGGTTTCCAGTAAGATTTCATCAAGGGAGATGTCTACGCCGTAAGCATCTTCCTCTAGTAGGATTTCTGCTAGTTCTTCATCTGTAAAGATGTCGTGGGCAATTTCTAACGCCTCTAAGTCTAGGTCGCTATCGTGCATTTTCTTACTCCATTCACTCATAGGTTTGCGCCCTGTCTAGGGCTTGGATACCGCGAAGGCGCATAGCCTCTTTGGCCTTTACTTCATCATCATTGTTCTTGATGATTTCTGCTCTGATAGCACCACGCGCTTCGGCGATAAGTGCTTCCATTTCGTCTAACTTCATTGTGCTATCCTTTCGTTTAGAGCCTGTATGATTATCATACAAGGCTTACTGCGTAGTGCAACCTTCATACTCTAAGAGTAGTCTAGCCCCACCTAGAAGTCAAGTTCTGCGGGAAACTATTTCCTGTATGATTATCATACACGCTTTCGGCTTCGCTTTCCTAACTTCATAAGACTAATCTACCCTATCGCCAGCCATAAGGCAAGTATCGCCAGCATTTATTTTCCGTATGATTATCATACAGAAGCCACGCGAGCGCCACAGGGTGCGCCTCAGATGCGCCACGCTGCGCAGCAAAAGTTTGTGTTGGTTTGTGTCGGCCGATTTTCGGGCGCGAAAAAACCCCCGCCGATTTCTCGGCGAGGGCTTTCGGTTCGGGTTAGTTCTTTACCATTGAGCGCTTAGCAACGGGAACCAAGACCTCAAGCAACGCGGTGAGCGTTTGCAGGTCTGATGTCTTGAGTTCTTTTAGGTTCTTGAGAGTGCGAACCTCAAGCAAGGCTTGAGATACGATAGACTCAATGGATTTTGTGGCTACCTTTTCGCTTTTCGCGTTGGTTCGGGATTTTGTTTGTGTTGGTGCGATTTTCTCAAGGTCTGCAACTGTCGCGCATTTTGCAACGGCCTCGGCGTATCCCTCGGCGCCGATTTCTCGGCCTACGCGCTCGGATAGTTTGAGCAGGTCTGAAACTGTTTTTGCCTCGGCGTCTGAAATCTTGCTAACGATTTCGGAGAAAATCGGGAACCATTGGACGTGTGATTTTCTAAGCGTTGGGGCATTTCCATTTTTAGATGCCTCGGCGATAGATGCCTGAACTGTGCGAATTGTGGTCTTGCCAGTTTTTAGCATTTCGGCGATTTCTAAGACGAACTCAATTTCGCCATTGTGATTTATGAGGTTTGAGTAAGCGGTAACGATTTCAGCCATTGGAACTATCTCGGTCTTTTCTACCTTGATTTTTGCAGGTGCTGAATTGTTAGTTGTTTTCACTGTTTTTTGAGCCATTTTTTATTTTCCATTTCTAGTGGGTTTTACCTGAACCAAGCGGTTTGGTTCATTGAGATAAAGATACCAGTTCGCCAAGCATTTTGGCACCATTTCGGGAAATTATTTTTTGGGGTTTGTATGATTATCATACGCTCAGGAAACTCTCAGGAAACTCTCAGGTCTATCGAACAGATGTTCGTGTGACGTGGCTCACATTGTTTGTGTTGGCGACACGCCCGACCGCGTTGTGAAGTATCCACAACTTTATACACAGCCTGTGGAAAAACCTGTGGATAACTCCCCCCTCAATTATCCTGTGAATTGTCTGGGAATTGTCTGGGAGATAGTCCCATCATAGATAAATCGGCATAACTATTTATAGATTTATCGACAATTAGAACACCCCAGAGTTGTTAAAAACGACCCCGCCCCCCACTTATAGTCTCTGAAAATAATTTTCTGTTATATTAAGGGGGGCTATATATAGGGATAGACTTACTGCGATTTTTATGTATTTTGAGCGTAAATAAAAAGATTATTACCGAACTGTGTTCGGTTTTACCTGTTTGAACAGGTTATCTATAGTATATAAATACTATTACGGAGTCGCTCCGTTTAAGACTCCGCTCCTCCTATATATGATATATTATAATAAAAATGCCATAATACTGCCCGTTTGGTGGGACCGTTAAATCGGCGTTATTAGGAGTTGAAATGGGACGCAAGCCAGGGGTACAATCGGTACCAAAAGAAGAGGCTCAGGCCAAAGTACTAGCCCTATTAGAACAAGGGTCTACTATTACAGCGGCTATGGCCGCCGTCGGTCGCAACGACACCACCTTCCGTCAATGGTCTATGGTGGATGAAGACTTCAAGGAAAAGGCAGATAAAGCCCGCCTTGCAGGCAAAGGCATTAAGGCTGACCTGGCAGACCTCAAGGACATCTCCTATGAGGACTTTTCAATCCAGTTCCTGGATACCAAACTTTTTGACCATCAGTTAAACTGGATTGACCTCATCGAAGGCCGTGAGCCTAGGTGGCAACCAGCGGCAATGACTTACGAACCTGGCGACCCAAAGCGCGTTCTAATTAACGTGCCGCCAGAGCACGCCAAGTCAACCACAATTACAACCAACTATGTTTTGCACCAAATCGTAACTAAGCCCAACACCCGCGTTATCGTAGTTTCTAAGACACAGGGTATGGCGCGTAAGTTTCTGGGGGCCATTAAAACTAGGCTCTCACATCCAGCCTATATGAAACTCCAGACGGCCTTTGGCCCTAACGGTGGATATAAAGCAGATTCCACACAATGGTCTGCCGATATGATTTACCTTGGCACTGGTCGAGACTCAGGCGAAAAAGACCCCACAGTCCAGGCCCTAGGTTTTGGCTCCCAGATTTACGGTGCTCGTGCAGACCTCATCATCCTTGATGACGTGGTTATGGGCAGCAATGCCCACGAGTGGGAAAAGCAAATTGAGTGGCTACAGAAGGAAGTTATCACGCGTCTTGGACGTCACGGTAAACTTGTCATCGTAGGCACCCGTGTGTCCCCAATTGACTTGTACAAGATGATACGTTCAGGCGAACAATGGACAGGTGGTAAATCTCCATTTACCTACTGTGCTATGCCAGCAGTATTAGAGTTCGACGAAGACCCTAAGAACTGGAAGACCCTTTGGCCTGCAACTAACATTCAAGAGAATGATATAGATGAGGTTTTAGAAAATGGACTTTTTCCGAAGTGGGATGGACCCTCGCTCTTTAAGCGTCGCTCTGAGGTCGCTCCGTCAGTATGGGCTATGGTCTACCAGCAAGAAGACGTCCAGTCCGACTCCATATTTTCGCCAACAACAGTTGCAGGATGTGTTAACGGTATGCGAAAGCGTGGACCGCTTAAACCAGGTACTCCAGGACACCCGCGAGCAGTCGAAGGCGCCTACACAGTAATTGGCTTTGACCCAGCAGTAGCAGGACGTTCTGCTTTTGTGGCAGTAACTTACAATCGTGCTGATGGGCATATCTATGTTTTAGATTGCGTCAATATGTCCGACCCTTCTCCACAGAAGGAGCGAGCGCTTATTGAAGAATGGGTCGAGAAGTATCGGCCACAAGAGTTCCGTGTAGAAATCAACGCCCACCAAAAGGCGTACTCGATGGATACAGACTTAAGAGATTTCCTTACTATGTGGGGATGCCGCTTAGAGCCGCACTTTACAGGTAAAAACAAATGGGACGTAGGTTTCGGTGTGGCTTCAATGTCGCCGCTATTTGGTAGTGCTAAAGATGGGCGCTTCTTGGATAACGGTATGATTGAGATTCCAAGCAACGAAGGTTCAGAAGGACTCAAGTCCTTGGTCCAGCAGTTGATTACCTGGAAGCCTGATACTAAAAACCCAACTGACTGTGTTATGGCTCTATGGTTTGCGGTTATCCGTGTACGTGAGTTAATGCAAATCTCAAGCAAAGTCGGACAATATCAAACCAATCGATGGGCTACACGCGCTCAACGAGCATCACGAAATTCACTCAATTTAGACGAGGCCTTTGCACAGCAATGGGCAGAGAACTACGGATAGGAAACCAATGGCATTATCAATGGACCAGGTAGTAGCAAGAGTCGAGGCTCTGCGCTACCGCAATATTGAACGTGATTCTCGCAACCAAGATGTTCTTGCTGTGCGCAAAGGTAAAATCTCAGATGTCTATCCTGACTTCTTTCCAGATGGTATCGATGCCAACGTAGTTGCCAACTTTATCGACATTGTGGCTCGTGACCTTTCTGAGGTTATGGCTCCACTTCCAGCGGTTAACTGTTCAGCAGTTAGCCAAACAAGCGACAAGGCGCGTCAGTTTGCTGACAAGCGTACACGTATCGCTTCAAATTATTTTGCCCATTCTGACCTATCTGTACAAATGTACTCTGGGGCAGATTGGTACATCACATATGGTTTCGTCCCTTTCGTAATCGAATTAGACGAAGAAAGCAAGTTGCCGCGTATCCGCGTAGAAAATCCTGTTGGGGCTTACCCAGAATTTGACCGCTACGGACGTTGCGTTGCATTTGCCAAACGATATGCTATGACACTAGGCGAACTCGTATCTCAGTTCCCTGATTATGAATCCCAACTTCTTGGCCGTCAAGGCTATGAGCAGGATTTAACTCATCAGTTAGAGATGATTCGTTACTATGACTCAGAGCAGTCTATCGTTTACATCCCAGAAAAGAAGAACTTAGTTCTATCTCGTGCGATGAATCCAGTCGGAAAGATGATGGTTGTAGTTGCACGTAAGCCATCTATCGACGGTGAAATGCGTGGTCAGTTTGACGACGTGCTTGGTATCCAATTGCTTCGCAATCGCTTTGCGTTGCTTGCAATGGAAGCGGCTGAAAAGTCAGTCCAGGCACCTATTGTCCTGCCACAAGATGTGCAAGAACTTCAACTTGGTGGAGACGCTGTTATTCGTACATCGAACCCAGCGGGAGTCCGTCGAGTTGAACTTAATATTCCAGCAGGAGCATTTACGGAGCAGAACTTGCTCAATGCTGAACTCCGAGTTGGCGCTCGTTACCCAGAAAGCCGTACAGGAAACATTGATGCTTCCGTAGTTACAGGCCAGGGTGTTCAAGCACTTATGGGTGCTTTTGATACACAGGTAAAATCAGCACAGGCTATCTTTGCTGCATCGCTTCGTGATGTTATCTCTATCTGTTTTGAAGTTGATGAGAAGATTTTCTCAGAAGAAAAGACTATTCGTGGCGTAGACTCTGGTTCTCCTTACGAAGTAAAGTATCGTCCAACCCGCGACATTAAGGGTGACTACTCTGCAGACGTTCGTTATGGAATGCTCGCTGGACTTAACCCAGCACAGGGTCTTATTTTTATGCTCCAAGCACTTGGTGGAGGTCTTATCTCTAAAGATATGGCTATGCGTGAACTTCCATTTACAGTTAACGTAACACAAGAACTTGAAAAGATTGAAATTGAAAAACTTCGTGATGGTTTACTATCGGCACTTAGCGCAACAGCACAGGCGATTCCGCAGATGGCGTCTCAAGGACAAGACCCATCATCGATTATCAAGAACATTGCTTCGGTGATTCAAGCACGTCAGAACGGTAAAGCATTAGAAGATGCTATTGCCGACACGTTCGCTCCCGAGCCACAAGTTCCTCCTGCTGGGGTACCAGGTACTCCTGTTGAGCAGCCGTCCCCTGTTCCAGGTGGCGCTCCAGTAGGAGGCGCTCCTTCCGCAGGACCACAAGCACCACCGCCAGACGTAATGAGTTTAATCTCAGGTCTTACTGGTACTGGCGCAGCACAATCGAGAGTTAGTACTTCACGTAGACGATAAATAAGTAGGGGACAATGACAACACTAGTAGCGATTCAAGGTGATGGCTGGTCCGTGTTGGGTTGTGACTCACGCTCTAGTGATGAGAGTGGCCGTCCAATAAATATGGCCACACATAAAATTATAGAAAACAACGGAATTCTTATTGCAGGTTCTGGTGCAGGTCGTGGTTCTAATATTTTGCAATTTGGTTGGAAAGCACCTAAGCCTACAGCCTCAGAAGATTTAGATGTATTTATAACTCAGAAATTTATTCCATTAATGCGACAAGCATTTGTTGATGCTGGTTATGATATGAAAGAGGACGGGGATGCAGCAGCGCACGATTCATCCTTTCTTGTCAGCGTTCGCGGAGTTATTTATCCTATCTTTGAAGATTATTCTTGGGATAGGGATATTCGTGGCATCTACTATTCTGGCAGTGGTGGTGATGTTGCCCTTGGTGCTCTTGCAGCAGCCAACGTTAAAGCGCTTACTAAACCCGAATCGGTAGAAAAAGCAGTACGTAAAGCAATTCAAATTGCTGCGCAATGGGATATCTACACAGCAGAACCAATTATAACTAAAATTCAGTATACTAAGTAGGAGGTTAAGATGGCGCTACCCGCAGAAAATAATTTCAAAGTGTCAGGCACAGGCGGTGCAGGAACCAACGGACAACCAACTACATACATTCCAGGTATGAAATCACTTGGCTCAACAGGTGAATCTACAATGGCACAACAGCAAGGCGCAATGATGTACAGTGCCGCTGCTGAGCGCCCTGCACAAGCAGAGTTAGTTCCCCTTACGGCACCAACTACTCTTCCAGGTCAGTCAGTTATGGACGGCGCACCTATTGGTCCTGGCGCAAATTCAGTAGAAGGCTTGCCAATGCAGCCATCTGGAGACCCAGACATTGATGAGATTCGCGCTTACTATCCTGTACTACAGTTTTATGCATCACAACCTGGTGCATCACAAGGAACTAAAGACTATGTAACCTACCTGGGGACAATTATTTAATGAGTATGCTTGATTATTTAGGTAACTTGCAGAATAAACTTAAAGGTAAACAGGTTGCTAGCGGTCCATACAACTCAGATGGACGTATTAATTTTGGTACGGCAATTGACGTTGCTTCCAGTCTGCCTAAAAACCCACAGTCATTTAATGACCGTGCAGAAGAAGCACGTTTAGCGTTTCTTAAATTTACTGGTGAGAACCTAGGAACTACTTCTGGAATTAAGAAGAGTCTTCCACTCGCTGTTATTCCAGGTATTAATGCTATTGGCGCTCCCTTACTTGCAATCAATACAGCAACATATGGGCTTGCAGAACTTGACAAGAAAACCGATGGCAAAATGTCTAAGGTTATGATGGCTGGAACTAAGGGCCTACGCTCTAACTATGCTTTTGTACAGGATGTTGCACGTCACAATGCTGGACTAGGTATGCTTGCTGGTCTTAATATGATTGCTGGCGGTGTTATTGGTGGAGTTGCTGGTTTTGCTGCTGGATTCTTTGGCGGTGCAGGCGTTGGCGCTATTCCTGGTGCTGTTGCTGGTTTTGGTATTGGTGCTCAACTTGCTGGTAAAGCAGGAAGAGACATTGCTGAAAGAGGAACTCTTGGAAAGTCTTTGCAGAAATCTGCAATTCTTTCAGAGTCTGAACAAGGACAAAAACTTTATAACTTTGGCACAGATGTAACACGTCTTGCTGGTGAAGTTGTTGGATTAATTCCAGGCGAAGCAGCAGAAAACAATGTTCTCAAGGATACCAATCGTGGTATTGGTGCTGCAGTTGCAGGTATCTTTAACTTTGGCTTTGAAGTAACGGCTGCTGCTGATATTAAAGCAACTAAACTTGCTGGTATTACGGCACGTGGCGCACTTACTGGTGCAGTTGCTCCAGGAAAATACGGTTTAACTTCTAGCCTACTTGCTCGCACAAAAACAGCAGACCTTCTTCGCGGAGACCGCATTGAAGGAACTGTAGATTTAATTAAAAAGACTGTAGATGGAGAAAAAACTCCTTTAACAGCAATTATGGAATTCAATCAGAAGAATGATGTCCCAACCGTTTTACAGCGTCCAGAATACAAGGATAATCCTGCAGGAGTTATTGCAGCCAACTTAGTTTCTGGTAAGTCTTTTGAACAACAGGGACTTATTATGCGTGTTGGACTCGGCGATGTTACTGCAATCAAGGAACTTGAGACAAAGCATCCAGCAACATTTGCAGAACTACTGCGTCAAGAAGGTATCTTCGATACACTTGAAGCACGTAACCCGTTTGCATCTACTAAACTTCCTCAGCACGATATGCTTAAAGGCCGCATTCTTGAAGCAGAAGATGTTATTAAGGCTGAAATTATTGACCTTCGTGGACAATACTCTTGGTTAAACAAGGCTCTTAAACTTGATAGCGCTCTACAGGATAGAGGCGTATCAAAATTTACTTGGGTTGAAAAATATCGTAACGATATGGCTATGCAGCGCTCTGCCAATAAACTCGAAGGCGGAATCGACGACGTAACAGTCCGTGAGACCAAAGTTGGCGAAGCAATTCAAAAGGTTTACCAACGAAATGGTTCATCTGTTGTTGTTCGTACAATTCAGCGTGGTATTGCTGGCATTGAGCGAGGCTTAGATGATGCTCCACACGCAACAGTTAACTTTAACGACAACCTACAGGGTGTAAGCCGCGTACGTACTACAATGCGAGCCGCTATTACCAACAAGGTTCTTCCTACTTTGGAAGCACGTGAAATTTACAATTCTTTTGTAACGGCAAAAACTGAAACAGCAAAACTTGAAGTCATTAAAAAGATTGAAGAACGAGTATTCGAGCAGGTAGCAAATAAGTATAATATACCTGCAAGTATCAAAGATATGGTTCTTAACGAATACATAACATTAACTCGCCAAAATCAAAGCAAGGCCAAGGAAGCAAACTCCCAAGGTAATGCCTTTATGATTGAAAATGGTGAAGTAATTCAGGACCCACAACTTATCTCACAGTTGGCTAACGGCTCCTACTTGCCAGATGTAGAACTTATCGATAAAGCATTTAAGCGTTATGCTAAAAAGCGTGGAGCAGAAGCAAGCCTTCCAGTCAATGCAGCGCTAATAGGCAAGACTGTTCTAGATGAGTTCCAATCAATTTGGCGTACATTTACTTTGGCTCGTACAGGTTTTCCTATTAACATTATTCGTGACTCAACTCTTCGTACTTGGGGAGATGGAGTACTACTGTACTCATTGATGAATCTATCAAAGTCTGGCGTTGATGCAATGCTTGGCGCTCCAGCAAAGGTTTCAGAAATTCGTCAGTGGTCCAATAAGATTACAAACCGCGAAAGCAACTTAAATAAGATTCGTAACGATATTAAACTTTACGACAACTCAATTAAAGATGCAGAACGCGGACTCAAGAGTTTTAAGTATGACCCGCTAAAGCCGCCTAAAGAAATGCCAGATGACTTGGTTCGCACACTTGCTTACTTAAAAGAGTCTAAAGAAATGGTTGCTGAACTACGCCGTCAAGAAAATGCTATTATTAAGAATATCCCTTCTAAGGTTGTCGGTCCAGACAAGATTACTATTGAAGGATATGATTTCCCAGCAGCCCTTTCGGGGCGCTTTGGTGAAATGGCTATGGCTAAACTTAGAGGCAAGGATGATATCCGTGCATTGACAGCATCTGTGCGTCAACTTGAAATGGCCGCAGTACGTCGTGACCGTAATGGTGGATATGCAGTCAAGGCTGTAGATAATGAAGATGTGCATTTGCGTTCTTGGGATAGTGTATTAAATAATACACTTCGTAACGATGAAGTAAGCCGTAAAATTATGGAACTTCGCCTTAAAGGTATGGATGCCGCTAAGATTGAGACAGAAGTAGCGACTTGGATTCGTAGCAGCGGTTCTACAGATTTGTTTGAGCGCTTTGGCTATGATGCTAATTTTAGAACACAGATGAAGTTGTCTGATGCAAAGGTTATCTATCAGAAAGCCAATGCAGCAATCAATCAATTTGCTCCAGACCTTAGACTACAAAAGATGATTATGGAAGATAGAGTCAACATTGTTGACTTGAAGAAGATGTATCCAGATATCGAAAAGCGTCCAGATGTAATTTCTGACTTAGCGCTTGACTTAACTGGACAGAGCAATCTTGTTCGTTCGTTTTCTGACTTAACCAAGAAAGCAGTTGCTTCACTTGCAACCTGGGCGCCTTCAAAACTATCTTACAACCCATACTACACAGCACAGTATGAACTTAAACTACAGAGTATGATTGCTGTTGCAAGCAGTCAAGGGCGCGTACTTAAACTTTCCGACAAGGCTCAGTTTGAATCAGTTGCTCGTGATTATGCAATGAGTCA